GGCGGCGGATAATAATAAAGCGGAAGACATCTTAAAGATGATCCGTTCACGTCAAACCAACTAAGAACTATGTTATATAGGGTGGCTGGAAACAGTCACCCTTATAATAATTGGATAAAGGAGAAATTATGACCAATAGAGCATTTGACGTTTCTAAGTTTCGTAAAAACTTAACAAAATCTATTACAGGTATGAGCTCAGGCTTTAATGATCCAACAGATTGGATTAGTACAGGTAATTATGCACTCAATTATCTAGTAAGTGGTGACTTTAATAAAGGTGTTCCTTTAGGCAAAGTTACTGTATTTGCTGGAGAATCAGGTGCAGGTAAATCATATATTTGTGCAGGTAACATTGTTAAAGCGGCACAAGATCAAGGGATCTTTGTTGTACTAATTGATAGTGAAAATGCATTAGATGAAAAATGGTTACAAGCACTTTCAGTAGACACAGACGAAAAGAAAATCCTAAAACTTAACATGTCAATGATCGACGATGTTGCTAAAACTATTAGTACATTTATGTCTGAATATAGAGAAATGGCAGACGTAGACCGACCTAAAGTGTTGTTTGTTATTGATAGTCTGGGTATGTTACTAACACCAACTGATGTAGATCAGTTTAATAAGGGTGATATGAAGGGTGATATGGGTCGTAAACCTAAAGCACTTACTTCATTAGTACGTAATACAGTTAATATGATTGGTTCACATAACGTAGGACTAGTATGTACTAATCATACTTACGCATCACAAGATATGTTTGATCCCGACGATAAGATTAGTGGAGGTCAAGGATTTATCTATGCATCTAGTATTGTAGTTGCAATGAAAAAACTAAAACTTAAAGAAGATTTAGATGGTAAAAAAGTAACTGATGTAAGAGGCATTAGAGCCGCTTGTAAAGTTATGAAAACACGTTATGCAAAACCTTTTGAAGGTGTGCAAGTTAAAATACCATATGATACAGGCATGGACCCATACTCGGGGTTAGTAGATTTATTTGAGAAGAAAGGCCTACTAGTACAGCAAGGCAATCGACTTAAATACACTGATTCGACAGGAAAGGAAACTCTTGAATATCGAAAAGACTGGTCAGGAGAGAAGTTAGACATAATTATGAATAACTTCGATTCTTTTCAAGCAGAAGAACCTGAAGTTGAAGATACTACTAACATAAAGGAGTAAGGATTATATGATCGAAAGTGGATCGCATGTCAGCGAAATTTGGCAATGCTTTAAAGAATATGTTGATAAAAAAAGCATGGAAACCGTTGCAGAACGGTTTGTTGATTTATGTGCAGATTTTGGGTGTTCTGATGAAGCATTTCGAGATGCGTTGGGTTCTGACAATGACCTAGATAAAGCTATTTCTTATTATCTTGAAGATGAAGAACAAGATTATGATGACGATAGCGACGACGAGGATTATTAATGGGCTGGTATTCAGATGTTGCTAAAGATATTAGTAAGATACCTGCCGCAATTGGGTATTTTGAACATGAGCTTGAAGAAGCAAAAGCTGAAATACGGATTAAAGGTAGTGTTGAAAAAGCCGCGGCTGAAATGCCTGGTTTAGTTGAACAACGTTTTAATCAACTTCAAGAGCTTGAAGCAATACTAGAATACTTAAATATTGAATTACGGCGTTTAAGGAGTTCATTTTTTAAAAAATATTTGGAAAATTATCAACGAGCATTAAGCAGTCGTGATGTCGAAAAGTATGTTGACGGCGAAGCTGATGTAGTTGATTATGAAAAAATCATTAACGAATTCGCACTAATGCGAAATAAATGGTTGGGAGTCACAAAAGCTCTAGACCAAAAGCAATGGCAACTAACTAATATAGTGAAGCTTCGAGTTGCTGGAATGGAAGACGCAAGACTATAAGGAGGGGGCACTTTGAGCTGGAAATACTTAGATGAATTAAAAGATGTACCAGATGCAGAGTTAACACAAGAAGGAATAGAACTAAGGGATTTAGCAATAAAACTAGCAAACAATCCCGGATATGTACTAACAGAAAACGACAAGAACATATATGATCAGCGTTGGAGGAAAATATACAAATGAAACTAACTGACACTAATGTTGGAAAACAAATCCAAGATCAATACGGCGGTAATCATCGTAGTACTGATAAAACATTTGAAAACGAAACTACAAGACCACCTACTCCTGATGAGTATGCTAAGGCATATAAAGACAAATACGAACGAACAGGTCATCCTGCCTTACCGGGCTCTATTCAAAAAATAGAAAGATTTGACCGAATACCTAATGTTACTTTTGTTAATAGAGTAATGGGTGACTTTCAAAAAATTACTACTGCTGAGATTTTCCCTAAGAAAAAAATTGTAATATTTGGTTTACCTGGAGCATTTACACCAACATGTTCAACCAAACAATTACCAGCATACGACGAAGCATATGATAGATTTAAAGGTCTAGGTGTAGACGAAGTATATTGTGTTTCAGTTAATGATGGGTTTGTTATGAATGCATGGTTTGAAAGTCTTGGTATTAAAAATGTTAAATTACTTTCAGACGGTAATGGCGACTTTTCTCAAGCATTAGGCGTTAGTTGTAACAAACGACATTTAGGATTTGGTCCACGATCGTGGCGTTATTCACTATATGTTATTAACGGTATTGTTGATCAAGCATTTGTTGAACCTGGATTTAATCAAACAGGTAATGACGATGATCCATACGAAGTATCTGATCCCGAAACAATAATCAATTATATACAAGCTTCTCTCCGATAATATTAAATACAGTTGTAATGACAATTGTATTAGTAACCGGTGGATTCGATCCACTTCACTCGGGCCATATAGCTTATTTTGAAGCGGCTAAAAAACTAGGCGACCAACTAGTTGTTGGAATTAATTCTGATGCATGGTTAGTACGTAAAAAAGGTCGTGCGTTTATGCCGTTAAAAGAACGTATTGCAATAGTAAAAAATTTAAAAAATGTTGACTGGGTTATGGACTTTAATGACGAAGATGACACAGCCAACAATGCTATTTCTAAATTAATTGCATCAACATCAATAGGATCAAAAATAATATTTGCAAATGGTGGAGATAGAACTAAAGACAATATTCCCGAAATGAATGAATGGCCTAACGTAGATTTTGTTTTTGGGGTTGGTGGCGAAGTTAAACAAAATTCTAGTAGTTGGATATTAGAAGAATGGAAGAATCCTAAAACAATACGTAACTGGGGATGGTATAGAGTACTAGACGACAAAGCAGGATACAAAGTTAAAGAATTGGTAATAGAACCTGGTAAAAGTTTAAGTATGCAACGCCATCAAGATAGATCAGAACATTGGTATATTCTTAAAGGAACGTGTTTAGTTAATACAATAAATATTTCATCCGATTTTGATGAACTTGGACGGTACAAAGAAAATCAGTCATTTACAATTCACAAAAGACAATGGCATCAAGGTTGTAATGAAACAAAAGAACCGTGTCATATATTAGAAGTACAATACGGTGATAGGTGCGTAGAAGATGATATTGAACGAAGATCGTAGAGAAGAGTTTACAGAAGATGAATGGAACATGCTAAACGTATGTAAACCTTATACTATGACAAGTGGGGAAAGACTTTTACATACGTTTCGTACTATTAAAGAATTAGACAAAGAAAAAATTGAAGGTGCTATAGTAGAATGTGGTGTTTATAAAGGCGGACAAATAATTAGTGCTTGGTTAGGTAATACAAAAAGTAAAAGACAGTTTTGGTTGTATGATACATTCGAAGGTATGACTTCACCAACTGAAGATGATTATAGAATCAATGCTGATGGTTCTTATGGATTTGCACATCAAAGTACTAAAGCAAAAAATGGTTATGATCAGTGGTGTAGAGCAGAATTACACGAAGTTGTAGAAAATATAAATCCATTTATTCCACAAAATCAAACCAAGTATGTTGTTGGTGACGTATGTAAAACACTTGAGAATCCGGGAAATGTACCAACTAATATTGCACTTCTTCGGCTAGATACTGATTGGTATGAAAGTACATATAAAGAATTACAAGTACTTTGGCCTAAGTTATCAATAGGTGGTATATGTGTAATTGATGACTATAATAGTTGGCAAGGTAGTAAAAAAGCCTTTCATGACGTCTTCGGAGACACTATGAAGATACATACTATTGACCAAACAGCAATCTGGTGTAGGAAGGAACATGCATGAGTACAAAAGGACTAAGACAATTAAGAAATCCTAACCAGGCACAACTTAGGGAATTAATAGCGAATAAAGTGTTTATTGGATATGATACCCGAAGTGACATACCATGGCAAGTATGTGAATATAGTATTAAACGATTTAACAATATTGATGTTGAACCATTAGCACAAGAAGATTTACGACAACGTAAACTGTATTGGAGAGAACCTGATAAACTTGGTTCAACTGAATTTACATTTACAAGATTCCTTGTTCCTGCATTAATGAATTATAAAGGTTGGGCATTATTTTGTGATGACGATGTTGTATTTTTAGAAGATGTACAAAAATTATTTGATCTAGCTGATGACAAATATGCAGTTATGTGTGTACAACACGATCATAATCCTCCACCGGGTATGAAGATGGATGGGCGAGTACAATCACAATATCCAAGAAAAAATTGGAGTTCAGTAGTCTTATGGAACTGTGGACATCCAAGTAATCAAAAAATTACAGTTGATTTAATTAATAATCCTAACACAACAGGAAAATATTTACATAGATTTGCATGGCTTGAAGATGAAGAAATAGGTAAAATTTCAAACGAGTGGAATTGGTTAGTTGGTTGGTATCAAGAACCAGAAGATGGCAAACCTAAAGCATTACATTATACAGAAGGTGGGCCTTGGTTTAAAAATTATCGAGACTGTGAGTATAATCAAGTTTGGAAAGATATACTTGCAGAAACAATGCAAGGGAAATAAAAATGGAATGGGACCCCAGACATTTGAAACCTGAATTAAAAGATTTAGTTAATCATATACTTGCCGCAGTCGCAACAGGTCATGCTAAGGATGCCGTTAATGCAGTAACACGGGCATTTGAAGATGTTAAAGCGCCTAATCTAATTTGTGTTGATAGCGGAATTAAAAAAGTAGAGAAAAAAGAAAAATCACCATTTGGATTAGTTGATTCTTTTGTAATGGCAATGGCATTAGGATCAGGTGGAAAATATATTAGGGCAGATGATTTAGACTGGAATGACAAAACACCAATCCTAGTAAGAGGATTAGGTAAAACTAAAATTATTAAAAAATGTATCGAAGAAGGTAGAGATTTTTACTTTATGGATACAGGCTATATTGGAAATAATCCAAGCCCAATGAATCCTAATGGTAAGAAAACTTATCATCGAATAGTTAAAAACGCATTACAAAATCT